ACTCTCAACAGTAATAAATACATAGTAATTTCACAACTCACCTAGGAGGTGAACAACAATGGCTAATGCATATACATCCTCTACTGGCAATCTCGCTGGTACCGCTGGTGCTGCAGGTCTCGTCCAAAAGGCGTATGACCGACTATTAGACTTTGCGTTGCGTTCAGAACCCCTAATTCGTAGTGTCGCAGATAAGAAGCCCACTAAGTTAGCAAACCCTGGCTCAACCGTAGTCCTACAACTATACGCAGATTTGTCTGAACAGACAACTGCACTCACAGAATCAACTGAGCGTGACTCAGTACAGATTGCTGCTCCAACATCAGTTACTATTACTCTTGCTGAGTACGGTAACTCTGTCCTTGTTACACGTGCTTTGGAACTATTCAGCCTTGCTGATGTAGACCCAGCAATTGCTAACATCATCGCTTTCAACCTTGCAGGTTCAATTGATACAGTCGCACAGACTGAACTCCGTGGTGGTACAAACATCATCTACGGTGGTACACGTACTAACACAGTAACAATTGCTGCTACAGATACAATCACTTCTGCTAACATCCGTAAGGCTGTTGCTAAGTTGCGTTCAGGTCTGTCAGTTCCTCGTAAGGGTTCAATGTACTGGGCAGGTATTCACCCAGAAGTTTCACACGACCTTCGTGCTGAGACTGGTGCTGGTGGATGGCGTTTGCCTCACGAGTACAACTCAAATGACAACATTTGGGCTGGAGAAATTGGTTCATATGAAGGAGCCTACTTCGTAGAGTCTGCTCGTATGTTCAACGATACTGACGGTGCTTCAAGCGCCAAGGTATACCGCACAATTCTTTGTGGTAAGGAAGCATTGGCTGAAGCCGTTGCTGAAGAGCCACACGTAGTTATCGGTCCAGTCATCGACCAGTTAATGCGTTTCCGCCCAATGGGTTGGTACGGCGTTCTAGGCTTCAAGCGTTACCGCGAAGCAGCCTTGTATCGTATTCTTAACGGTTCATCAGTCGCATAGTTGATTGACTGAGGGGCAGGGGAAACCCTGCCTCTTGGTAAATTCATTAGGGAGAACAATGGCAACGTACACACTTGTAACACCAACCTTGGAACAAGGACACATTGGTATGCACCGTTTGTTCACACACTTTAAACAACGCACAAAGAGTTATACTATCATCTTAGATGCTGGTGTTTACTCGCTTATACAGTATCCAACCGAAGATGAGTTAGCAACTTACACTGCTTACTATATGGGTGGATGTCAACATACTGGGATTACTGAGGCTATCAGAACAGCAATGATTGCTGATGCCATTGTAACTTCAGCCAACTTTACGGTGGAATAATGGGACAAATGCACCAACATATTAGCAAAGTACTTGACTGGGGCTTTACGGCAAACCATGACTTTATTGCAACTCGATGGGGATGTGTTCTCTGTGATGAGACACAAGATAAACCATTTGAGTATGAGGAAGTTTCTATTGACCATACTCAGTGTGGTGAAGATTGCTTTGGTTGCAAAGCCAGAAATCTTCAGTTAAATACGGGTGATGCTAGAGGCGATGTAATCGCAAGTGGCACAACACAAAAGAAGTGGAACTCTGAACTCGAAGCATATCGTAGTGCTAGAGCACAGGGCATCCAGCCTAACGGTACAAAAAGAAAACAGATAGAAGCAGCACACGATGCATCTGAAAAATTAGGTGCAGCGTATGACGGCGGTACAATGGTACAAGCAAGAAAGATAGACAAACCAACAGCCACAGTAATGCGAGAACTCAAGGAAGCAGGAATACAATAATGCCAATGGTCGGAAAAATGGAATTTCCATACACAGCAGCAGGTAAGAAGGCAGCAATGAAGGCAGCCAAAGCAACTGGTAAGCCAATGAAGAAGGCTGCAAAGAAGACAGCAAAGAAAATGGTCATGAAGAAGATGGGCAATAAGTACTAATGACACACACACGTAACTCTGCAGGTGACCACTCAAACATGACATCTGTGTTTAAGCCAGTTGTTAGTTACGCCAAGACCGTTGGTTCAGCGTTTGCTGACTTTGGTCGTGCCTACAAAAAAGCAGTTGATGCATCTGGAGATATTATGCCAGGAGCAAATGCTCGCGCTCGTAATGCAAATAAAAATTATGATGCTGAAAAGGGCCAACTTATGGGAGCAATCCTACAAGGTCGTAAGTATAACAATAAAACTGGTAAGCAAATTAAAAAGTAATTAAGGTGGGGACAATGGTTAAACAAAAGAAAGAAACCTTAGCAGTCGCCTGGTGCGACAATGGTATGGTAGATGGCAAGTTTATGGAAGGTGTTGTAGACACCCTGATAAACTCAGGCGTAGATTTCTGTGGCTCATTAAGAGCCCACGGTAATCAGATAGCACAGCAGCGAGAGATGTTAGTCAATCGCTGGTATGACAACAATAAATCTGATTGGCTACTCTGGCTTGACTCGGACATTATGATTACTCCAGAGAAGTTTCTTAAACTCTGGAATCGTAGAGATGCCGTAGATATTCCATTGCTTACTGGTGTTTACTTTACAAGTAATGAACCAGAGCAACCATTGATGAAACCACTAGCAACTGTCTATGAGTTTGCTGAGGCAGAGTTTGGTATTGGGATTAGACGACTAGACCCACTACCTAAGAATGCCTTTATAAAAGTAAGTGCTGCAGGTATGGGCTTTTGCCTGATGCACCGCAGCGTAATAACAAGAATCAAAGAAGCATTACCAGGAGTTCCATTCTTCACAGAAGTGGGTGCTAACAAGCAGTTTACTGGTGAGGACATCTACTTCTTTGCAGTAGTCAACAAGGCAGAGATTCCTCTGTGGTGTGATACCGCTGCAACAGTAGGACATATGAAGCGATTCAATATGGACGAGAACTACTATGATGCTTTTGGTAGAGGTAAAGGTTATGCAGACAAAGTATCCTAACTGGTTTGAGATGACTGCAAAGGAAAACTTTGAGTCACAACTGATGCCACTTGCTGGCAAGTTTAATCTTAGGTTTTTACAGATTGGTGCCTTCACAGGCGATGCAACTGTATGGCTGGTAGATAACGTACTTGTTACAAAGAACTCTGTGCTAGAAGATGTAGACATCTGGACTGGCTCAGACGAAGAAGAACATCAGGCTATGGACTGGCTAGACGTTGAGCGTGTATACGATTCACGGATTGCCTTTCGACCTAATGTAATTAAGTACAAAATGGACAGCAAAGAGTTCCTTCGTTCCATTGAGGAACCAACTTATGACTTCATCTATATTGATGGAGACCATACAGCAGAGGGCGTGCTACAAGATGCCGTGCTTGCTTGGAGATTACTCAAGCCAGGTGGGATTATGGCATTTGATGACTACCTATGGGAAGACCCTAGAGGTATCGAGTTCCAGCCAGGCTGGTCAATAGATACCTTTGTAGGGGCAGTCAAGGATGAATCAGAAGTTTTATTATCAAACTCTCAAGTATGGCTAAGGAAAAACAATGACAGCAGCCTGGACACGTAAAGAGGGCAAGAACCCTAAAGGCGGACTCAACGCCAAAGGCAGGGCATCTTATAAGGGTGGCACTCTCAAAGCCCCTGTAAAGGCTGGAGACAACCCACGTAGGGCATCCTTCCTAGCACGTATGGGTGGAATGCCAGGACCAGAACGCAAGCCTGACGGCTCGCCAACAAGATTACTCCTATCACTTAATGCGTGGGGAGCAAGTTCTAAGGCTGATGCCAAGCGTAAGGCTGCAGCAATTTCTAAGAGAAACAAGGCAAAGTAATGGCTGCTAAGAAGAAGTCTACAGTTAACGCTGCTGGTAACTACACCAAGCCTGCTATGCGTGCTGCATTGTTTAAGAGAATTAAGGCTGGCTCTGCAGGGGGAGACCCTGGTGAGTGGTCTGCTCGTAAGGCTCAACTACTTGCTGTTCGTTACAAGAAGGCAGGCGGGGGTTACAAGTAATGCCATTGGCTAAATCTCAGAAGTCTTTAAAAGACTGGACTGCACAGAAGTGGAAGACCTCTGATGGTAAGCCATCAAAAGGTAAGAAAAGATATTTGCCTGCTGCTGCTTGGGCTTCTTTAAGTTCAGCAGAAAAAGCAGCAACTAATAAAGCCAAGGCTATGGGCAATGCCAAAGGTAAACAATTTGTAAAGCAACCCAAATCAATAGCAAAGAAAGTAGCGGGGTATAGATAATGGCAGGAACAGCGGGTAGTAGTTTAACAGCAGAATTAAATCGTCTTGCTAGTACAACTGGCAAGGCTGCACAAGGTGCTGCCAATGTCTATGCTGGCACATCTGGCTTAGGTATAAACGCAGCCCTTAACATCAAGGCTGATGCTAACCGTCAACCCTCTGCCTACAAAGGACTCAACGCTATCTGCAATGAACTTGCTGGCACTACTGGTAAATCCGCAAGCGATGCATTAAGGACTCTATAGTGACTACATTATTAGATATGATTGATGAAGTGTCAATGAACCTTTCAGGCTACACACTTCAACAGGACCGTGCTACGCACATCACAGCAAACGTTGCTGCAACCGCCTCAACTATTGCTGCACCCATTACTCTATCTCTTGCATCTACTGACAGTGTGGGCAAGGGTATTGTTGAAATTGACGAAGAACTATTTTACGTAGATAACTATGACAGAGTTGGTAACACTGCAACTATTGCTCCCTATGGTCGAGCATATCTAGGTACTACTCTTGCTGCACACACGGCAGGTGCTAAGGTTACTATTGCACCTACCTTCCCACGCTTTACAATTAAGCGAGCAATTAACGATACTATCAATGCAATTGCTTCATCTATCTTTGCAGCCAAGACAACTACAATTACATCTAACTCTGCAGTCTCAGCCTTTAGATTGCCTACTACTGGTGCTACATTAAACATTAGTAAAATCCTTGCCATTGCATATCAAGCCTTAGGCTCAAGCAAAGAATGGATTCCTATTCGCAGTTACCGTTTTGATGGTAATGCTAACTCAACTGCATTTACTAGTGGTCAAACTGTATCTATCTATGATTACATCCCTTCGGGACGTAGCGTTCAAATTGTATATGCTACTGACCCAGTTTCTTTTTCTACAAATGCTGACATATTTACAGACACTACTGGTCTGCCTGAGTCTTGCAAAGACCTAGTTATTCTTGGTGCTACCTATCGTTTGCTATCTAACCTTGACCCAGCACGTGCGTCAATGGTTAGTCCACAGGCAGATGAGACAGACTCCAAGCGTCCATACGGTTCATCTCAATCTCTTACTAGACAAGTTTATGCTTTGTTTACTCAACGATTAAATGAAGAAATAAGAAATCAGCAAGACAAATATCCTATCCGCGTCCACTACTCCCTTTGATAGGCAGATAAATGACAACTAGAAAATACTCATCCCGCGCACAGCAGACTACACTCAGTAGCAGCATCACCTCTGGTGATGTAACTATGACTGTAGGTTCTGGTGCTAACCTTATGGGTGGTAAGACACCCGCAGTAGGTGAAACCTATACCGTTGTCATTGACCCTGATACGGCCCTTGAAGAAATTGTAGATGTTAGTAACTACGCATCAGGTAACACACTTACTATTACTAGAGGCATTGATGGCTCTACTGCTGTAGCCCACTCTGCTGGTGCAATTGTCCGACATATGGTTATTGGTCGTGATTTAAGTGAGGCTAATACCCACATTGAAAATACAACTACAGCACACGGTGTAACTGGCGCAGTAGTTGGTACAACTAACACACAAACTTTAACTAACAAAACTTTAACTTCTCCAACTTTAACTACCCCAGCCTTAGGAACACCTACATCTGGTGTTTTAACTAATGCAACTGGATTACCCCTAACAACAGGCGTAACTGGTACACTGCCAGTAGCCAATGGTGGTACTGGTATTACTTCACTAGGTGCTGGAGTTGCTACTTTTCTTGGAACTCCATCAAGTGCAAATCTAGCGGCAGCCGTAACTGATGAAACAGGTACTGGTTCTTTGGTACTTGCTACTAGCCCTACTCTTGTTACGCCTGTACTTGGTGTGGCTACAGCCACTAGCATCAATGGAACAACAATCCCATCAAGTGCTACTCTAGTTAAGACTAGCGATACTGGCACAGTCACAAGCACAATGCTTCTTGATGGAACTATTGTTAATGCTGATGTCAATGCATCTGCTGCAATTGCTTATAGCAAGTTATCCCTAGCAGGTGCTATCACATCTGCTGATATTACTAACGATACTATTGTTAATGCTGATATTAATACAGCAGCAGCAATTTCTTTGTCTAAGTTAGCAACCGACCCATTAGCCCGTGCTAACCACACTGGAACACAACTTGCAGCCACAGTCTCTAACTTTGATACACAAGTAAGAACTAGCCGACTAGACCAGATGGCTGCTCCTACTGCAGCCGTAGCATTAAATGCTCAAAAAATTACTGGACTTGCTGACCCTACGTTGGCACAAGACGCATCTACAAAAGCATACACAGACTTACAGATAACTAACCTTATTGCAGCAGCACCAGGTGCTTTAAATACTCTTGATGAGTTGGCTGCAGCACTTGGTGATGATGCATCCTTTGCTACTACTGTAACTAACTCTTTGGCTGCTAAGTTACCTCTTGCAGGTGGCACTATGTCTGGTGCTATTGCTATGGGAACTAACAAGATTACTGGTCTTGGTACACCAACTGTCGGTACTGATGCAACTACTAAGACTTATGTAGATGGCGTACTGGTTGCTCCATCAAACTTGACTGGTCCAATTACATCAGTTGGTTCAGCAACTAGCATTGCATCTCAAACTGGTACTGGAACTAAGTTTGTAGTAGATACAAGCCCAACTCTTGTTACTCCAGTATTAGGTGTTGCCACAGCAACATCTATTAATGGTACAAGCATTCCATCTACTAAGACTTTAGTAGTAACTACAGACACTCTTGCTGTTCACGCAGCAACTACATCTGCCCAACTTGCTGGAGTTATCTCTGATGAGACTGGTACTGGTGCATTGGTATTTGCTACAAGCCCAACATTGGTTACACCTGTGCTTGGAACTCCTGCATCAGGAACGCTTACTAATGCTACTGGATTGCCTATTTCAACTGGTGTGTCTGGTCTTGGTACAGGTGTTGCTACATTTCTTGCTACCCCAACTAGTGCTAATTTAGCCGCTACTCTTACAGATGAAACAGGTACTGGTTCTAATGTATTTGCTACTAGTCCTACTCTTGTAACTCCCGTTCTTGGAGCAGCAACTGTTACATCTCTAAGCGCAACTGCTACAACAACTAGTGTTGCAGTTAAAGGTGTGGCATCTCAAACTTCTGATTTAATTCAAATTCAAGATTCTGCAAGCACCGTCCTCGATTCATTTGACAATTCAGGAAACCAACGCAGTCAAACTCAACTCATCCAATACGGCGCTGAAGGTTCAGTGTTGCAAAACATTCCAACTCGCGTTCACCCTGCCGAAACACTATTAAAGCAAGCGGTGTGGTGGATTGATTCAGCGCACTCAGGTTCATCAGGTCAAGCAATTAAAAACCTTGGTTGGGGCGGTGCAGCACTTGATGCAACGGCAGGGTCAACAACCTCTGCAGATTCCAATGACCCTGTTTACTTGCCTTTTGATGGAACAAATTATGTCTATACAACAGGAGTTGCAGGAAATGGCATGTATGTCAATGATGCTGCACCATTAGACATAACAGGCGATATTGATTTGCGCGCAAAAATTGCAATGGACGATTGGACGGATTCTAATCAGCCATACATTATTGCAAAATACGAAAGCAGCGGAAATCAAATTTCATATGGTTTGCGTATGATGTCAAGTGGAGTTATAAGATTGGTTTGGACAACAGATGGTGTCACGACAATCAACAAAGATTCCACAACAGCGGTTGCATTTACAGATGGTACTGTCGGTTGGATTCGTGCAACTCTTGATGTTGATAATGGCGCAACTGGTAATGATGTCAAGTTTTATACCTCAACTGATGGAATTACTTTTACACAATTAGGTTCAACGGTAACCACCGCAGGCATCACATCTATATTTAGCGGAAGTTCGGCAGTATTTTTTAGCGGAATTAATAGCAATTTGTCCAATGTGCTTGCCGCAAAGTATTACCGCGCCCAAATCCTAAGCGGCATTGACGGTGTACCAGTCCTTGATGTTGACACATCAGTTATCTCAACAGGTGCTGCTACATCCTTTACTGCCCTTACAGGTCAGACTGTTACTATCAACCGTGCTACATCAGGGCGCAAAACAACAGTTGTCACACACCCTGTATGGCTATTTGGCACTGATGACTATATGGAAGTCAACAACCGTTGGCTTGAACATACTGGCAGCAATTATCTTTACTTGCCAGGTATTGCATCTAACTATGCCTCAGCACCTGATTCAGCGGCGCTCGATATTACGGGCGATATTGATTTGCGGGTTAAGGTAGCGATGGATGACTGGACACCTACTGCTCAAACTGCACTTCTTGCCAAAGATGTAATTACTGGCAGTCAACGAAGTTACAATTTGGGACTTAATACTTCAGGGCAATTGACACTTGTTTGGACCGCTAATGGTTCTACGGTAAATCAGAAAATTTCAAGTGTTGCGATAAATATTGTAGATGGGGCAACCAAGTGGGTGCGTGCAACACTAGATGTAGATAATGGTGCATCAGGTAATGATGTTCAATTCTTTACATCCGATGATGGAGTTACTTGGACACAATTAGGAACTACTCAAACTACTGCTGGCGTGACAAGTATTTATTCAGGAACGGCAGCATTAGAAGTTGGTTCTAACGCAAGTGGGGCATCACAAGCCCGTGGCAAGTTCTTCCGCGCACAGGTTCTAAGCGGTATCGCTGGCACAGTAGCCTTTGATGCTAACTTTGAATCAAGCATTACAACTAACCTGCCAACGACATTCACAGAGTCATCTGTAAACGCTGCAACGGTGACAATCAACTACTCAGGCACTGGCTACCGCAGCGCAGGCGTAATTGCTTCAAACTATGTGTTCCCTGGCGCAACTAATACTTTCAAACTGAGTGCGACAGATTTGATTTCTGTAGACAACACTACTGATATGACAGTTATTATGTTCCGTAGAAAGTGGAACACATCTTCTAACTATAGAGTTGCGTTCAGCAAGGGCGGGTATGCTGCATTAAACTATGAAACTGGAAATGTTATTTATGCTCAATTATCGCAAACATCAGGGTCTACGACTTCATTTACAGCAACCTGGACCCCTGGTGCATTACAGTATGCTGGTTTTACTGTTAATAGAACTTCAGGAACATTAACAACAATTACATCAAACGGTAATGCAAGCCCTGCAGCCATAAGTGGGACGGTTGTTTTCCACGCGACAACACCTCTTACTATTGCACAAAACGATGACATTGAATTCGTCTCCGCTGCCATCTTCCGCAAAGCACTCACCGCAGGCGAACTCACAACACTCAGTTCATACTTCCAAGGAAGGGTTGCATAATGGGAACACTACGCTGTTACGACTGGATAGAAACTGAAGATATGGATGGCACAGTTACAAAGACATCCGCAGCACAAGGGCTAGTAGTCAATGGAGTA